CCAACCTGATATAGGTAGTAAGCAACAGATGGGTGAATTACTAGAGTATCTAGTTCTTCGCCTCTTTCTCCAAGAAGCGATCTACCTCTTGCAACAGTAGAAGCTGTTAGGAAGTTAGCTTCAGTAGCACCTGTACCAGCTTTACCTACATCAAGTAAGTTTGCACCTAAAGGACCAGTACCAGAAGCAAATAAACCATCTAGCAAGCTGAATAATCTTGCAGAGTTTAATTTGTTGATAGCATCTGCAATTTGATTTCTG